CCCCCATACTTCGCCGCAAACTCGTGCAAGTGACCGAGGACAATCAGCTCCCGCTGCGTAATCGGGAGGACATCCTTCTCCTTGAGCGCAATCTCCCCAGTTGGGGTCCACAAACTACCGGCTGATGACATACTCCCACGCCTCCTCTGGTGACATTGTGCCTGAGGTCACGGTCTCATCCGCCTCAGGATTGGCCTGTTTGTTGTTCCCCCGGAGAAACAGGGCCTTCCGGTTCTCCATCGTCACATCATCCACATACCCTTCCGGGTTGGGGATGCCCTGCGGGTCCTTGTCGGTGCCGGGGCTAGGGCAGAAGGTCTCCTTCTCCTGCAACCCATGCACCTTCATGTAGGCCCTCCGTTCCGAATGGGAATCGAAGCGGATGGGGTGAGGACCGTAGTTCTCCACTACCACACCACCTGGAATCTCGTCCCGTGCAATCATCGAGGTCTTCGTGGCCGGATGCGGACAGAAGGGCCAATGATTGGGGAGAATCTCGATACCACACACTTCACAGATGGTCATTTGGGCTCCTCCGCTCGATGATTCGATGCGCCGGGGGCATTCTGCTTACCCCCGGAGTTGGACTGGACGTGCTCAGAAATCACGTCGGCTTGGTCAGCCGGCCCCCCATGTTCTGGCTGCGCTTCTTTCGCGGCGACCGTTGCCGCCACGTTCTCCCCATAGAGTGCAAAGAAGGCTTGGACATCCGGGTCGTGGAGGTCCTCAGGGGTGATGTTGAGCGTCACCTTAAGTGGCTCAGGCTTGGGTGGAGGCGGGGGCTGTGGGGGCATGGTGGCCTTCATGGGGTCCATCCCTCGCTGGCGAGCCATCCGCTTCAGCAGATACATCCGGTTGGACAGCGGGTCCTTGGCCGTCAGATTGTAGTGTTGCATGGTCATCTGGAAATCGCGGGCATTGTCGGGCCGGAGCTGCGAATCCGGGGCAATGTCGTAAATCCACTTGCTGGCGGACTTGTTCTGGTTCCAGACGGCCACCTTAGACGCGCCCTCCTCTCCCCCAATCTCGACATAGGTGGGAGCCGTCATATAGCGCATCGAAAGCTGGTCAATGGCACGGGCCACATCAAGATAGAAATCGACCACCCGTGTCAGTTCCTTTTCGTTACGGGACTGGACGGCCCGAGCCACTTGGTCGCTCTCGGTGGCTGTTCGCACGGTATCAGTCTCCGTCCCAGCCTGATTCGAGCCCATCCCCAGCGTTTCGTTCATGTCCTGCTTGATGCCTGCGAATCCTCGGCTGTCATCTGGTGTGGAGGTCACCTTGGAGGTCTGGGCAAAGATGCGGTCTACCCCCTCTTTCATGCCCCCTCCCTCGACGGGGATGAACTCGCCAATGGCTCCGTTCTTGAGCTGCTCCACCTCCTCTGGCCCGAAGGCATCCACATCGTAGAGGTATTTCCCAATCGCGGCATCCCGAATGCGGATGGACTGCCGACGCCATGTGGACATCTGTTTGATGTCCGAATTGGTGAACGCTGCATCAGCCGGGGGAAAGCAGGAATCAGCCAAATCTCGAATCGTGAGCACCTTGATGGGAAACGTCTCTAACGAGTCGGGTGTCATCTTCCCCATCTGGTCAAAGGTCTGGTCTGGGGAGGGACGCCACACGGCAGGCTTTGTTTTCATCCCCTCAATGAGCACCAACTGATTCAGGGCCTTGGGATGAGGATTGTTGCGCCCAAACTTGCTGGCCCGAGGCCAAATCTCGATGCAGTGGACCAGTTTAGGCCCGAGCCCATCATTCTTGTCTCCCGAGAACTTGTGAATACGGTCATCCTCGGCCCCACCTGTGATATCCCCTTCCGCCAGCTTGAATTTCTCTATGGCGTCCTCTTTGGTGAGGTAGAAATCCATACCCATCCACGTCGCATCCTCCTCATGCCGTGTGGAGCGGAGGTCATCGTTCCAGAGCGCCTTTTTCGGACTGAATCGGCGGCCGTAATACTCCTCATAGATGGGAACCATCTCGGTCTGCATCAGGGGCTTCCCGTCTGGCCCTATTTGCGGGACCATCGGCTGCGGCCCGAGCCCCAGCGTCGTCATGCCACCCATCTGGGGTGCTGGACCCATCACGGGCTTCTGGACGGGAATGAGAGTAGCCTCATACCCCACTTTGCAGCAGCCAATCCCAGCCCACTGGAGCACATCGAAAATCAGCTCGTCCATCAGCCGATTGCCCTTGATGCCGTCCCTCCCCAAGAGCTTCTTGAGAATGGCTTGCCGCACGGAGACGATATCTTCCATACGGGCAGGAGGAGGCGGGGGCTGTCCCGGCTGAGGGGGGATGATGGATGGTCGCTGGTTCTGAGCTGGGCCGGGGTCATCAGGAGTGAGGACCAATTCGGGCTGGCGGTAGAACAGATTCCCTAGCTTGGTATGGGTGTTGCGGAAATGAGCCTGCACCTTGACCGTCTCGGCCACTCCTGACTTCGAGACAATGGGCATATACTCATCGAGGAGGATATCCCACGCATCCTCTCGGCTCTTGACCCGTTGACGCGCCCGCTCCACCCGCTCCCACCACAGATTCATATCCCCTTCGGTCATCTGGAGGACCACCAGACCGGCTCCCGTGGGGTCTCGAAGGGTGGGACCCACATCCCCCGGCCCTACCTCTCTCGGCTCAGAGGTATCTTTCGCTTTGACCGTTTCGAGCTGCTGGAGGATGTTGGAAATCTCAGGGTCAGTGGCCATATGTAATGATTACACTTTCCTGCTCAGCTCACCATGCCAAGCGGTCGAGAGATGATGGGTTGAATCGATTTCAGCAGAGCCGCGGGGGTCCCAGCCAGAATAATGGGGCTGCTGGCCTTCATCACTGTGGGTGTGGGACGAGCCATGACCCCATACCGCCACGCATCGGCCGGGTGGTCCTCCCCATTGGTGTTGACATCATCCGGGTCCGAGTCATCTCTGACAAGGCCCGGTATTGTCCGTATCGCCGTGACACAGCGGCTATGACAGAGGAGCCATGGGTATCCATCAGGGGCATTGCGGAACCAATGACGCAGCCGGCCCCAGCCCATCACCCGGTCATTGTCCGCTTGCGTCAGGGGGACCTTGTTATTCCTGAACGTCTCGGCATAATCCTCCCCGCTGTGACCATCCCCAGACCACATCGAGGGGTCCGCGATACTCTTGCTGATGCGGTTGGACTTGACCATGGGTAGAACTTCATCCACGGTAATCTGCCGTATCTTCTTTGCCACTTCCGAGGCCACCAACTTCTGGCGTGACGTGGCCCCATTAAAGCGCCACTCGTAGAAGACATAGAGCCTCCCATTGGGGAAGACGGCCACCCAGTAGCAGACCCCATAGTGGGGGTCATAGCCCCAGTCTATCCACCGTTCAATCTTGCAGCCCGGAGGAATGATAATATCCTCAACGTGCTTGGTTGTACTGAACTCTGGGAAGAATTGTCCGGCGAGCGCTGTCCAATCCCCGAGGAGGAGCTGGCGGCGACGTTCCGGGTCATACGCAAAGAGCCGCTCCTCGTAATTGGTATAGGTCCCATCGGGGTCCATGTAATACGGATTGTCGTAGAGCATGGCCGGGAGAAATCCATACCGGCTGGCGAGATACTTGGGGTTCTCCTCAAGCCGAATGCCCTCCTCGTCCTTGTCGATGAACCACCGCTTCAGCCAGAGCGTGTGCGCGCCACCTGGATTGGAACCTCCAGCCATACGCGCAATAATCCCCCGTTTGGCAGTGCGTAAACGCCCAGCAATACCAATAATCTGTTTCTTTTCAAACGTCGCCATCTCGTCGGGGTAGAAGGCGTCGTAGGCGGGGCCGAGGTATTTCTCTTCGTCCCCGACGTTCTGGCAGTGGCCAAACGTGATACGACTTTCGTTCCCCGGCCCATGGCAGTCGAAGAGGACCTCATGCCGACCCCCCACAAATTGGACAATCTCTTTGCCGAAGAAGGCATTGAACTTCTTCTCCTCCGACCGCACATCACTCAAATGGTTACGTTCTAGCTCCTCAAACGTCCGCCGCATGATGATGGCACTGAAGCGGGGGACGGCAAAACAGTGACGATAGGCATCATACCGTAGGGAGTAAGACTTGGAGCCTCCTGCTGCACCCCCAAACAGGATATTGGGGGTCTT